CCAGGCCTTGCGGACCAACACCCTCCTGCATAAGGACGAGTGGGAACTCTTGGATCGGCGCGTCATTCAGATTTCCGCGAACGTCATGAACGCCATTGCGGACCTGCAAGCCCTCGGGCTCACGACGCAACTGGGCGGGCTCGGCGTGCTCATCTCGCAGTACGAGCAAGTGAGCGACATGACCGACGCCAACGTCAACATGGCGGTGGAAACGGACGACGAAGAAGATCGCCTGAATTTCCCGCTGGTCGGCGTGCCGGTGCCGATTATCTCGAAGGGCTTCCGCATCGATGCCCGCTCCCTGGCCGCCACGCGGCGCAACGGCGGGGCGCTCGACACGACCCATATTGACACGGCGACCCGCAAAGTCGCGGAGAAGCTCGAAGAAATCTTCTTCCTGGGCAGTGCTGTCGTCCAGCGTGGGCTCTCCATTCCTGGCGTGCTGACCCATGCCAGCCGCAACGTCGTGTCGGGTGGGGCCTCGTGGGCCACGGCGACGAACGTCTATCCCAATGTGCTCGCGATGGTGGCGGCCTTGCAGGGGGACAACTTCTACGGTCCCTACCGCCTGTATCTCAACCCCGCGCAGTATATCCAGACCTTTGCGCTCACCGCCAACACCTCGCAGGCCGTGGTCGAGAGCGTGATGCGCCTCCCGGGCTTTGGCCCCGGGAGTATCAAGGCATCGAGTTATGTCACAGCGGGCCAAGCCGTGCTCATCAATATGACGAGCGATGTGGTTGATCTGGCTGTGGGGCAAGACATTGTGCCGGTGGAATGGGAGACCAAGGGCGGATTAGTGACAAATTATAAGGTCCTTTGTGCCGAAATTCCCCGTATCAAATCGGACGCAGCAGGTAGGTCTGGTATCGCACATCTTAGTGGAATTTGACCTATAACAGTAAGGGCTGTATCAGGAATGGTGCAGGCCCATCCTGCTTCCGTCCGTTGCAGCTTCGGCAGGCAGGCACAATATTTTGTATGCTATTCGCCCCGCCCTTCACAACGGGCGTAATATGATCGCGAGTCAAGACATGCGTTTTGGTGCGGCACCAGCGACAATTCGGCGGACAGTAGACACAGCGATAATCGTAGGCAGCCTTGATCATTTCCCAGGCTTCCGGTGTCAACGTGCCGTCATCGGGATTGCCCTTGCGTGTAGCATAGCGCTTTGCCGCCTCACTTTTGACTCGGGTCGGATCTTCCGCATAGCTGGCACGGCGACGGGCATTGATCTTCGGCTTATTGTTCGCCGCATACTTGGCCAGACTTTCTTTCGTGCCTTCAGGGTCGCGCTGGCGCTTGCGAGCACTTTTAGCCCGTGCCAAGGCTCGCAGATGTGCATCCAACTCAGGATCCGTCTGGCGACGCTCTTGCAGTTCGTGATACGCATCAAGCGCATTGGCATTGACCTTTTCACGATGCTCAGCGTTCCAGGCGCGCATCCGAGCTGCGTCTTTCTCGCGAACCTCTGGCGTTTTGCGCTTGTCCAGCGTGCATTTTTTACAGTAGGTGCCGTAGCCGCTTGGCTGGGCCTTGTTGGTATAGAAGTGCGTCGCAGCGTCGAGGGTCTGTTCGCACGAGGGGCAATACTTGTCCATGAGGCAACCTCCGCAGCGGTGTGGAATGATGTGGTCTCAGGCTCTCACGCTGCGGCATGAGACTTATGATCGAGGGCTCGCGACTGCCCTAACCCGAAACCGTGCTGAGTATAGCAGATTGTGCGGCAGATGTCACGCACAATCATATACCGAAAGGACATAGTTTAATGCCAACTTACAAGGTTGAAGGTAAACACATTTTTCGGGCCTCAACCATTGATCTCCAGATGGGTCTACGTGCAGACGGGAGTCCCAATATCGTGCGCCAGCCTGGTCCGATGCTGAAAGTTGAGCCAGGGACGCTGCTCGATGATGTGCGGCCCGAGGAACTGCAGGCGTTTCCGGATCGCTTCCAGCATGTCCCTGACGATCAACTCCAACTCTTACGCGAGCAGGAAGCCGCCGCGATGGCGGCCCGCGAAGAAGCCGATGCTGCCCAAGCGATGCGCCAAGCCGAGGCGGCGGTCGCCCAGGCCGAACAGCAAGCGAAGGATGCCGAGGCAATGGCGAAAGAAGCGCATGTGCGGGCGGAAGCGGTGAAGAAGCAGGCCGCCGACCGTAAAGAGCTTCGGGCACACGTCGTCAGTGGCCCCGCCGTCCATAGCGATTTCCCGACGATCAAGGCGGGCACGTACGAAGCCTTTCCCTCGATCCAGGGCACGGACCCGGGCGACGTGTCTGGCCCGGCGATCATGCCCCAGCATGTGATCCTGCCAGCTGAGGAGCCTCCCACTGAGGCGCCTAAGGCCAGTGCAGCGCCTGAGAAGGCCAGTGAGAGCAAGGACGCGCACGACGAGACGACGCACCACCAGGGGAGTCATGTCCAACAGCCCCAGCGCCGTCGCTAGACGCGAGGGGGTGGCATGCGTGCCTTTCCGACCGAGGTCTTGGCGCTACGCCCGTCGACGGTCGACCCGGTGCCGTTTATCGCAGTGGCGCATCTGTTGGTGGATCAGGCCCTCCTCACGCAGGGGGTGGGGGAAGAGACGCTCGCGATGCTCGAAGTCTTGCTGACGGCACACCTGATGGAACTCAGCAGTCCGGGCGTCGTCAGTAAGCAAATCGGCGATACGCGGATCTCGTATGACCGCAAGAGTATCGGAACGGGCCTGCTCAGTACGCGCTATGGGCAGATGGTCGCCGCCCTCGATCCGACGGGCTTGCTCCTCAGCGGCACGGAACAACCGGCCCGCCTCTGGGTCGTGTAAGAAGGACACAGCCGATGGACCCAGCGTTACGCGACATGCTTGGCGAGACGATCACGCAGCGGGTCTATGTGAGTCAAGACCTGGCGGGAGCGCCGACCTATGGGGCACCGTTCACGCGACCCGGGCGCATGGAGTGGAAACCGCAGCGGATCCCCATGGGCACCGGGGAGGAACGGGTGAGTCGCGCGAAGATCTTTCTGGAACCGACACCGAGTATCAGCGTCCATGATCGCTTGACCTTGCCCGATGGCACGAGTCCGCCGCTGCTGCTCATCTACCCGGCGCACGATGAGGCCAGCGTGCTCGATCACTACGAGGTGTATATCTGAGAGGGCCAACGGCGCACGGGTGTTGTGAGAATGCGCTCAGTCGACCAGTTGGCGCGATGACGATCCGAAAGAACGCGTTCTGGAATATGGACAATTTCACTCCATCGGCTCAAACAATGCGTTTGATCATTCCAAGTCAGCACGGTATTGCTTCGCTTATTGCGATTTTGTTCACGGCGTGTAGCCCAGCAACAATTGTCAGGCGTATACCCCGCGCTATTGTCGCGACGCTCAATCGTATGCAAGGTGCTTGGCCGCAGGCCCATGTCTTCCAAAAACGCAGGGAACGACGTGCGCCAACGGTCGCACATGGTAATGCCGCGCCCGCCATAGTCAGGATACGACTTGCATGCGGGGACATAGCACCGTTCTTTGATTTTTTGCCACGTGCGATATTCGGGCGTCGCATGGCCCTTGCGTGCGGCACCATGGAGGGGCGGGCGTCCTTTTGCCAGCAAGCGACGGATCTCGCGGCGCAAACATCCGCAGCTCCGTGTGCCACCCTTGCGCCCTTCACTCCCCTTGCGCAAATTACCGCCAGAAACAGTGACATCATTGCCGCAGAGACAATGACAGCGCCAAAACGCTTCTTTCGACGAGACACGACTCGTATCACGGCCCAGTACAACCAATCGTCCAAACGGGATATCAGTAAGGTCGCGTGGGAATGGCATAGCAATCCTCGTGTCCTTGAGGATGAAAGACAAGTCCAGAAAGAACGGAAGTGGGTGACAGTGGACTAGGCTGTCACCGGTTGCAATCCGGTTCCACCTCCGCAGGCGAGCATAGCAGAGGATCGAGGCAAACGCAAGGGCGCTAAGAGGTAGGATGATGAGTGCGAGTGTAGAAATAACGGGCGTCACGATGATCCTACAGGTATTGGGGACACTCCCTGCACGCGTGCACGAGGCGACGCAAACAGCGCTGTTGCAGGAAGGCAATCAGATCATGGGAGTCTCTCAGAGACTAGTTCCCATAGATACAGGATTGTTGCGCAGTACGGGCGCGGTACGGCCTGGGGAGTCCCCGCAGTCGCAGGACGTCGTCGTGGAACTCAGTTATGGCGGCGAAGGGCTTGCCCCGTATGCCGCCCGGCAGCATGAGGACACGAGTTATCATCACGACATTGGGCAATCGCACTATCTCAGTGAGCCGTTGTATGCCGCAACAGAGGGTATGGCCGAACGCCTCGCTGCGGCCATCCGGCAGGCACTCGGAGGCTAAGGCGATGGCGCAATCGCGAGGGCACACGGATTTGTATGGCCGTCCCCTGCCGGCGCTCAGTGACGCCGCACGCCAGAGTCTCCTCGAGCACCCGAAGAATGTCGCGATGCGGGCCTTTGTCCGCGCGGTCCTGGAGCAGCACTATAGCGAGCTGTGTCGCCGTAATACCTTTGCGCAGTTGACCGTCGACGTGAGTGTGCGCGATGGCTTCGTGCAGCCCGATCTGGAAG